TGGATGTTGAAGCTATGCAAGAAAACATTTTATCTCAAATCAATTTAATTATAAACCCAGTTCAAGTAACTTTACCAGCTCCTTTTGCAAAAAAAGAAGAGGTTATTGTAGAGGAAAATGTTGTAATTGAAGAAGAGATTGAAGAAACTTTAACTGAAGAAGTTAAATAAAAAACACTATATTTGCATTTAAATTTAATTAATAATAAAATGAAAAAATTAGAAGAAAAAGAATTAGAGAGAATTGTGGAATTGAAAACAACTGGTGAAAAACTTCAATTTGAAGTAGGAGCTGTTGAATTTCAAAAGAAACTTTTATTAGACCAACTATTGGTTGTAGCTAAAGAGAACGAAGAATTTTCTAAAGAATTATTTGAAAAATACGGAGATTGCACTATAGATATTTCTACTGGTGAAATCAAAGAAAAAGAGGTAGAAGAAGTAACAGATGCTGAATAGAAGTCACTTAACATCATTAGTAATAGGGTTTGCACTTTGTGCAGCCCTATTGCAATTTTGTGAAGGCAGTAGAAAGAAAGATAGGGTTATAGTCACTACCAAAGTCGTAAAGGTAAATGATACCTTAAGAATAAAAGGAGCTGTAGTTACAAAATACAAAAAGGTATTTATTAGAAAGACCGATACATCTGTTGTTTACTTAGATAAACCAGATACAACTTCTATTGAAGCTAGAATGTATACTCAACCAATATCAGGTAATAGATCAAAGGGTGTTGCTCATATAACAACAACTGGAGATCTTTTGGATTTTTGTGCCACAATAGAATGTCAAGACTCTATAATAGAAAAGACAGTAACGAAATACAGAGATAATAGTAGATTGTTCTTATCTCCATCTTACAATACCAACAATCAAATAAACATTGGTGTTGATTGGAATATAAAAAATAAGTTTTTACTTAAGGGTGGTGTTGGATATGATATTCAAAATACAAAACCTTATATTTCGCTAGGAGTAGGTATTCCTATATTTTAAGTATCTTTGCATATATTTTTTTAATTTAATTTAATATGAGTTTAGTAAGGAAAATATCCGTTAAAATGGATAATAACAACATAATGCATTACCAAGTTGATAGCAATGTTTTCGGTGGTTCAGGCGTTGTTTCAGATATAATAAAAGAAGGAATGTTCTTTGACATCTATGTAAAGGAAATAGATAGCGATGTAAAAGCTATATGGAAGTCATTTAATATAAGCAACGTAATTCATATAGAATACTATACGCAATTATAATCTTATGAGAAGTCCACATTATTTCATAGTGAGACCTTTCAATAGTGAGAGGTACTCAAACAATTCCAATGGATTGGTATTAAATATATCTGTTGAAGACCACAACTTTACGCAAAGAATTGCAGAGGTTGTATCTACTCCTATTGGCTATGAAGGAGATGTAGAAGTTTCTGATTTACTAATTGTACATCACAATACATTTAGAATTCAGTATAACAATCAAGGATTTCCTTTAGAGAGTAAGTATCACATAGAAGATGATTTGTTCTATGTTGAGAAAGAGTTAGCTTATATGGTAATTAAAAATGACGGAAGTAAGATAGCTCTGCCTCCATTTTGTTTTATAGAGCCAACGTATATTGAAGACAAGTACGAAGGTTACAAGGAGAACGAGCAAATATGTACGTTAAAGTACAAAAATAAAAATATGACATCAATAGAGAATGGTTCTTTAGTTGGTGTTAAAAAAGATTCTGAATACGAATTTAACATATTTGACGAGAAGTTATATATGATTAATCAAAATAGAATTATACTTCACTTATGATTGGACTTAGTAATGATATAGAGATAGCTGTAGAAACTGTAATCGAAGGATTGGAGTATGATACAGATATGTCTATAATTGAGCCAGACAAAGTAAAAACAATTGTAAAAGCAAAAGTCGATTCATTTAAGTACGGAAAAGAATTATTATTAAGATGGCAGAATAGTGCAAATTCGCCTTCTGAGGATAAATTTAAGAAATACGTAGTAAGACTTGTTAAGGCTGGAGATATTGCCTTAAACGTGCTTAGAGAGGCTCTTAGAGCCAAGATAGACTACGATGAGTTAGATCCATCGAAACACCACTTAGCTATATCGGTAAAACCATCAATTCATCAAGCAATTATAGAAATTGATTCCTCATTAATTGAGCTTAGAATGCAAATAGATTCTGACAAGATTAATCTGAAGGAGAATGAATTCAAAAGAGGGTATCCAGAGAAGTTTGCTACTGGTGAGTTCTTACCTAAAAAGAACTACTACAAAGAGTGGTATGATTCTGATAACGATTCTGTAATGATAGATCCGAAAGGAACTAAAGGAGATGTTATTAGTGTTGGTGATTTGAAGATTACGCTACCCAAGATTCCGTATAGAAAAGACATTTTGTTTTGGAATGAAAAGAAAGAGAATCAGTATTGGAGAAGGCAAGAGCCGCCAAGTGGATTATCTCAAGATAATGCAGAGGCATATACCGAGTATATAATAGAGGAGTTTAGGAGAAGAAGAGAGGGTATTTGGTTTATGAATAATGGAAAGGCTGAATATCTAACTGGAACTCACTACTTTGCTCTTAACTGGGTTAAAATGGAGGATACAGGTACTTATATGGATTTTAGAACTGCTCAAAGAGATATGTTCTATTTTACAGAGGCTTGTATTGTAGACCCAAGATGTTTAGGTGAACTGTTTGTTAAGTCAAGACGTACTGGTTTTACTTATCAGATAATATGTCAGTTGCTTAACGATTCTACCTCAACAGCAAATGCTAGGATAGGTATGACGTCTAAATCAGACGAAGATGCAAAAATGGCATTTTCTAAATTAAGATACGGTTATTTAAATTTACCTTTCTTCTTTAAACCAGTTGTAAAGGGTTCAGAAGATAGCAAGAACTTTTTGGAGTTTGCAAAACCAACAGATAGAAGTAAAAATTCTAAAAAGAATAAAGACACAAATACAGATGACTACTTAAATACATTTATAGATTTTCAGCCAACAAAAGATTCGTCTTATGATGGACAGAGAATGTATAGATATTTAGGTGATGAGGCATCTAAATGGACAAGGCCAGCTAACTACGAGAAACACTGGGGCCAGGTTTCACCTACATTTGATACAGGTGGTAAAGTTGTTGGTAAGGCGTTTATTGGTTCAACAGTAAACGCAATGAATAAAGGTGGTGAAGAGTTTTATAGATTATATAAGGCATCTAAGCTAAGCAAAAGAAATAGCATAACTGGAAGAACTCCTTCTGGTTTGTATTGTTACTTCTTACCTGCACATAAAAATATGGAGGAATTTACTGACAGGTATGGTGTATGTCACGAACTTGTTGAAAAAGGAGATTCATTCATCAATGTTCACGGAGACAAAAAGACGGTTGGAAGTGTTCAGTTTTTAGAGGCTAAGAGAAGTAGTAAAAGAAAAGAAAGTGATATTGCTTATAACGAAGAGTTAAGAGCATTTCCAATGACAATAGATGAAGCGTTCAGAGACGAGCTTCTTCAGTCAACATTTAATATCGAGAAGATATTGGAACAAGTAAAAATTAATGAAGACCACGAGGCTGATAAAAGAATAGTTACTGGTAATTTCCAATGGAAAGATGGAATAAAAGATACTATTGTTGAGTGGCATCCTAATGAAAAAGGTAGGTTTAAAGTTTCTTGGATTCCTCCAGAGGAGATGAGAAATAAATTTGAAATGAGAAATAATTTCGGAGGGTATTCAAAACACCCTTTGAATGGAGATATAGGTTCTTTTGGTTGTGATACATACGATATATCAGGAACGGTAGAAGGAGTTAGAAAAGATGGTTCTTATGATGAAGATACAAATAGAGCGTCTAAAGGAGCATTACACGGGCTTACAGGTCTTAGTTTTTCAAATGCACCGAATAACACATTCTTTTTAGAATACGTTGCAAGACCAAAGACTGCTGAGATATTTTTTGAAGATGTATTGATGGCTTGTGTATTTTATGGTATGCCTATATTGGCGGAGAATAATAAACCAAGACTTTTATATCACTTTAAGAATAGAGGTTATAGAGGATTTAGTATTACTAGATTTGATAAACCAGAGAATAGATTGTCGCCAACAGAGAAAGAATTAGGTGGTATGCCTAACTCCTCTGAAGATGTTAAGCAAATGCACGCAACAGCTATAGAATCTTACATAGAGAAGTATGTTGGAATAATTAGTGAAGATGGAGATATTCCTCAAAACATATTATTCAATGATACATTGAAGGATTGGATGAAATTTGATATAAATAATAGAACAAAGTATGATGCTTCTATTAGTTCTGGACTAGCCATTATGGCTGTAAACAGAAAAATGTATGCTCCAACTCAAAGAGTTGCTGAGGATATAGTTATAAATTTGAAGACTTATAATAGATAAATAAAATGATAAAAAAGAAAACGGAAGGTATTTCCATTACTTACAGAAGTTTCCCAAGTCAAAACGTACCATTTGAGGTTCAAAAGGGAGTTGATTTTGGAACGCAAGTAGCAGAGGCTATTCAATATGAATGGTTTAAAAGAGAAAGCACTACTTGTAAGTATTATCAACAAAGAGATGAGTTTCACAAAAGAAGAATGTATGCCAATGGTCTTCAGAGTGTAGCTAAATACAAGGAGTTTTTTGCAGTAAACGGAAGTATGTCATACCTTAACCTTGACTGGAAAATTGTTCCTGTTATACCAAAGTATGTAGATTTACTTGCAAATGGTATGGCTCAAAGAGAATTCTCCATAAACGCAATTGCAGTTGATCCAACATCTGTTGAAGATAAGTCTAAAAAAAGAAAATCACTTCAGACTGATATGATTGCTAAAGACTTTATACTTGAAGCCAAAAAACAAACAGGTTTTGATTTAGCGTCTGTACCAGTTGATCAGATACCAGAGTCTGAAGACGAAATAGATATTAAAATGGAGTTCGAATTTAAACCACCTATTGAGCAGGCTGTAGAGGTTGCTGTAGAGACTGTGTTTAATGAGAACAATTATAATGAGATTACAAGAAGAAGAATCGAGAGAGATATCATCGAGATTGGAGTTGGATTTGGAAAACACAGATTTATTCAAGGAGATGGTATTAAAGTAGAGTACGTTGATCCAGCCAATCTTATTTGGTCTTATACTGAAGACCCATACTTTCAAGATTGTTTCTACTACGGAGAATATAAGAATACAAATTTATCAGAGGTTTATAAAGAGTTTCCTAACCTAACAGAAGAACAAAAGCAAAGATTACAAAGCATATCTTCTTCTTGGAATAATTACTATGAGTTGAATTTAAACGGTCAACCTCAAGATGTTCTAGATGGTAAGTTAGGATTGCTTTACTTCAACTATAAAACCTCTAGAGAGAAAGTTTGGAAAAAGAAGAAATTACACCAGCAAAAACGTTACCTTGTTCTACAGCTTCGAAGAAACCTTCAGTACCTGTATAACCTGTACTTCCATCGATAGTTGCTCCAGCAGCAGCAGAACCAGACTCAAAA